GTATTTGTAGATTATATAATGATAACACAACTTTAACGTGGAGTGGTTATATCTCTAATTTACGAATAGTAAAAGGCACAGCAGTATATACCTCTGGTCCGTTTACGCCACCATCTTCTCGACTTACTGCAATACCCAATACTGTATTATTAACTTGTCAATCTAATAGAATTGTAGATAATAGTACAATTGCAGCTACACTAACCCGAACTGGAGGTTCAGCAGTAACTTCAAATATTATACCATTTTCTTCGTATATATATAGTGGTTCGAACGTAGCTGTACAACGAGTAAACTCTACTGGTACGCTACAAATTACTGGTATATTTGATGAAGTTACAATTAATGGTGGCAGCGTTGCACAAAGAATAAATCCTAATGGCAATTTGCAAGTATCTGGTGTATTTGATGAGTATAATAAACCAGTTTAAGGCTACCTAAATATAGTGTGGAATAATTATGGCAAAACTGTTAGACGGCACACGCATTTATGGTAACGCAACGATTGATAGCAACCTTGTTATCAATGGTGGTTATGCAGCAACTAGTACTACAACAGGCAGTTTGCAGTTAACGGGTGGCGCTGGTATTACTGGTAACTTATATGTTGGCGGTAACTTATCTATCGCTGGTAATACAACGTTTGTTAATACATCAACTATAACAACGACTGACACGATTGCCGCACCCACTATTAATGCTGGCACGATAGGTAATACTGGTGCTACATTAACAGGAACTCTATCAACTGCAGCGCAAACTAATATTACAAGTGTTGGTGCATTAACAAGTTTAACGCTGAGTGGTGCTATAAACGGACAGACAATTAATGGTACATCAATTCTTGGCACAACTATTGGTAATACGGCAAGTGCTATTAATGGTAACATTCACACTGGTAGTGCAATTTATGCTGGTACTATTGGCAACACTGGTGCAACATTAACAGGAACCCTTTCAACTGCAGCACAAACAAATATTACTTCTGTAGGAATTCTAACTGGACTTACTGTAAGTGGAACTACTAACTTACAAGGTACAACCAATGGTGCTACAATTAATGCTACTACTGTACAAGGCGGAACTATTGGTAATAGCGGTGCTACATTAACAGGAACACTATCAATCGCAGCACAAACTAACATTACAAGTGTTGGAACTTTAACTGGACTTACTGTTAGTGGAACTACTAATCTACAAGGCACTACAAATGGTGCTATAATTAATGCTACTACTGTACAAGGTGGAACTATTGGTAACAGTGGTGCAACATTAACTGGTACCCTATCAACTGCAGCACAAAATAATATTACAAGTGTTGGTGCATTAACTAGTTTAACTATGGCAGGTGCTATAAATGGACAAACCATTAATGGTACTTCAATTCTTGGCACAACTATTGGCAACTCAAGTAGTGCTGGTACATTTAGCACAATAACAAGTTCTACTCATACACCAAGCAGTAATAATGCTGTTACGTTAGGAAGTGCAAGTGCTTATTGGAGCACCTGTTATGCTGTAACATTTACTGGTACATCAACCACGGCAAAGTACGCCGACTTGGCCGAAATGTATCATGCGGATGATTATTATACACCTGGCACTGTTATGATATTTGGTGGAGACCTTGATGTTACGGTTTCAACCCAATCTCATGATACCTCGGTTGCGGGTGTAGTATCCACCAATCCTGCTTATCTTATGAATGATAATTTTGAACATGATAATTGGTTACCAATTGCACTAACAGGTCGTGTTCCTTGTTTAGTACGTGGGCCAGTAAATAAAGGAACTCTACTTGTTAGTAGTGATCAAAAAGGTATCGCATGTGCAATGGACAAATCACTATACGAGCCAGGTTGTATTATAGGTAAGAGCATGGATATCATATTAGATGATAGCATAGTAAAAATTGAAATAGCAGTAGGAAGATTCTAATGGGAAATATATACGCAGCACAATATCGTCGTGATTATAACGGTGAAACTATCTCTTATGTAGAAGATGCCGTACAAAAAAGTATATTTGTAACATCACGTAATTTACCATACGATATTCCTGTAAAATCTGCAGTGGTTCTTGGAAATGGCGTTAGTAGAAATAGTCCAGAAATTAAATTGCTTATAGATGCAAATAATCGTCGTGTGGCTGAAGGATATAAACTTACATATGCTTGCAATGCTGCATATCGTGATACACCAGCAGATTATTATGTAATTAAAAATAACATATTTTTCGCTGACATGGACACTGAACTTTATAATAAAATTTTTGTAACAAATGATTCATGGCTAGTATATAAAGAAACTAATTTGCTACCGCATTGTTATCATATGGATGCAGGCAGTAGTGCTGCATACTTGGCTGCGTTTGACGGTGCAGAAAAAGTATTTCTATTTGGGTTTGATGGAACTGATGGTGAAACAAGCGAAAATATCTATGCTAATACTTTTGGATATGATAATCCAGAACTAATTGAAGATTTTGATAAATTTAATGCTTTTCTTTATAATGTTGTTAAAGCATTTGGTAATACTAAATTTTATCGTGTGCGAAATCACTTAACTAATCACTTTAATTCAATATTAAAAACACTACCAAATTACATTGAAGTAAGTGTTCGAGATGCCGTTATTTTAGGTGATTTCTAAAATATTTTGAATTGTTTGAAGTTTATCTTTAATAACTTGGCTATTGAGTGAATTATATAAACCAGGATGTAGTGGTTTAGGAGTATTGGTTAAATCACACCAAGCATATCCCTTGTGTTCGCTACTTAATTCTGGTATAAATTCTGTTTTCACGAGAATTACAAACGTATGATAATTGAAGTGACCATCGGGTGAAGAGAACAATTCAAGTGGAATAGTTTTTATAATCTCTGGAACAAAACCAATTTCTTCAGCAATTTCTCTCGTTAAACCTTGATACAAAGTTTCATTCTGTTCAAGTTGTCCGCCGACTAGTCCCCAAGTGTCGCTATATGTATCTTGATCACGTAACAAAAATAAACAACGTCCGCTCTTTGCACTTAAGAAAAGCGCACCTGCGGCTGTTAAATCACGATTGACCATAGACCTTCTTGGTATAGACCTTCCCAACTTTTTTGCCATTGATTTCCATTCCATGCATATTGAATACTACTAAAAGTGTTGGTGACATAACTAGCATTACTAATTGAGTTTGGACGATATGCCACAAACCATGAATTGCCATTATATTGTATAATATCATTTGGCATTGCGGTAGTAATGCTACTATTTGCATTTTGCCACGCTACTGCACCATTTCCTAAACTCGCACCACCCATATTATTAACAATCAAATATCGCTGACCTGTGCTGGCTGCTGGCAATCCAACGCCTGGTCCATTTGCTTGTGGGTCCACAATCGCATTCACGCTTGGTAATATATTGGTTGGTACTGTAGCTGGATCAACTGTAAATTTAAGATTGTTTGGATTGGTGGGATCATACGCAACTGTTCCTGTAACTAATCTATCTGTTACGGTATCAGTAAGATAAAGCATGCTATAGTTGTTTGCTATTTCACCAAAACTATGAATAACTGGTGCCCAGGGTATAGCATTGCCTAAAGTAGTTGGTATTGATAGTGAATTATTGTTTAATTCTGGACCATGATTTGGAAATAACGTAACATTTCCGTTATTAACTAATGCTTGATATCCAGTAGGTGTAAAATATTGACGATTGCCAAGGTTATTAGTTTGGTCAATAAGTGCTTGACTTGGGTTTCCTAATGCATCATATACGTTAGCAACAACACTTTGAATAATACCGAGACGCAATAATTTTGCTGGTGTGGTGATCCAAATTGGTAATTCAAACGTAAAAGTAGCAACATCAATTGGATCATCACTGCCTACAGGAATATTTCTTGTAGTCCAATTAGTATCGGTTAAAAGAATATAACTTAAACTAGTCCAATCTAGGTAATTGTCAGTGCTTTGTATTTCCATATCTGGATTAAATTGCGCACTTATTTGTTCCCATAATTGTAGCTTTTGATCAAAGTTACTTGTCCATATTTCCATATTAACAGTTAATCTATATGGTGCTGGCATAAGACGATTCACAGTAAAATTTTGACCTTGATTGGAACTTACATTTCCTGTTAATGGGTCTTTGGCACGCGAACGTACTGAAATATTATCTATGTGATGCGGTTCTTGCATACGATTACGATCATAATCTACTTTTGTAATATACACGACCATTGCTGGAACAGCATTGATACTATTGTCACTATTTTGGCGCATGATAGCAGCAACTTGTCGGTTGGTATCGGCATAACGACATGGCACACGATATAATACACTATTGCCATTTATGTCTTTGCCAAATTCAACATACATATCACTGAATATGCGAACAAACTGATTCATAAATCTGCGTATTTGTTTATCGTAGAAAAATTGACCCACAAGTTTATCCTAGTTTATCTGGTGTTAGCTTCAATAAATTGCTTAGCGTTTGGCTACTTGCAACAGTTGCTCCATTAGTTAGTTTAACTGTTGCTGTGTTGTTAATAAATGAACCAAGTTGTGTATTAGTATTTGCACCTGTAATGTTGGCACGATTGACATCTTGGATGGCAACCCATTTACCGCCATCATATCTAAACAATCTGTTTGGCATATAATCCGTGCGTAGAACATATTGACCTACTTCTGGATTCAGCGGAAATGCTGAATCAACTGTTACTGGTAATCCATTTGGTGGCACACCATCGGCAGTGAGATAACCGTTAATAGCAACAATCGGACTAATACCATCGGCTGTTGGTAATATATAAAGACTATTAGTGCTATAACCACTAGCAGGAACATCTGTTGCTGCTTGAGCAACTACTGCATCATTTATTTTTAGATTGATGTTATAATTACTCATCATATCACGCAGTGTAGTATCAGTTGATTTATTTGCAGGTTGATCAAGTATGTCACGATATTCTTGACCATCTACCATTGGAACTACTTTACAACGCCAAATATGTGACCACCAAGTTTGTGCATAACCTTCACTACCACGAGTTGCTTCTTGTACAACATAAAACTTTTTTAATGCAGCGGGCAGTGTTTCGTCTAACGGATAGTAATCACGAAGATGTGGCAACTCAAATACATCGCCTGGTATAATTTTACGACCCAACCGTTCAACAATTTCGTTTAGATGAAATGTAATATAAAGAGTATCTTGATTTACAAATAAACCAAATTGTTGTAAATTATAATCTATATCTTGAATTGTATAATGCCCACGTAGTGCATAAACATTTGGTTCATAGCTACGGTCACGGTTTTCCATGAAAAGCAAATCTTGTATGTTTTGCACACTTTGATTTGCATATTGTGGTTGTGTTAAATCAGTAGTAGCACCTTGGTCTTTTGGACCAAGATATTTGTGAACATTTATTCCAACACCACCGATTGTAAAAAGTTCGCGGATACGGTTATCCTGCCACTTATAATCGTTACTATGATTTTCTCTATATAAACTTAATCTTGGCATGGTTAATCCTACAAGATATTTATTGTAAAATTAACCGTGCGCTATTAAGGTTTTTTGAAAACAAAGTAAAAACGGTCGCCGCTGTCTTGTTTCCAAGTTTCAAGTTTTATATTGTTTTCTTCTGCAATACGAACTGCAGTTTCAAAATCCCAATGATATCCATCTATCCACTGATCATGTTGCGGCTTGTCTGGATTAAAAGAGTTACCACGGCAAAATACTTTTCCGCCAGACGATAGCAGTTCAAATACTTTTACAAATCTTTTAGCTACCCATTCGTAACTGTAAAAATTAATACTGCCAAATACAATTATTGCATCAAAACTTTCTGGTTTAGATATAAATTCTAATATATCAACCATGTAATCCGCTGCTGGATTATATTTGTCAATTCCTATAAGATTGGGTATGTGTTGTTTGAATTGATTAAATCCACATCCAACATCCAATACTGCTTTTGGATTCAACTCATTGATTTCTTTAACAATATTCCATCCTGTAAAGCGATAACTATCTGTTCTTGGTTTCCAAATTTCACCGCCCCAAAAACGTGACATATATTTTTCATCTATTTGGTTTGTAAAATCTTCAAGTGTTCCTTTATATTCTAAGTCAAGACTATGAAACGTATGATC